TTACGAGCCTGCTCTGGTCTACTGATAACCGCGTCATCCTTTACCTTGGTCATATGGTGACACACAAGCACGGAAGCCCCAGTTTCAGTTGCCACGCGAGCTAATAGCCCTGTTAAAGCCGCCCCTGCAGCAGGGTCAGCATTTACGTCTGCGTGTACAAATGATGCTAATGGGTCAAATACAATAAGCTTTATGTTTTCGAGTTGAATGATTTGTTCGTATATCTTCTTGAACTCATCCGTTTCGCTGTAGTCGCCCATTGATTCGCGCAAGATAGGGAACACACCTCCCACGTTTGGGAGGGGTACAACATGCAATTTGTTCGGGTACTCAAACCTTTCCCCCGATTCGTCCAGCCTTTCAATACGGCGGTGCATCTCTGATTCATCATCTTCAGCAGTAAAAATAACAACATCACCGAACTCTTTTACTACGCCACCAAATGAATTTTGCAGGGGTTTGCCTGCCGCCACTTTCATCGCTAGGTCTAGGGTCATCATGCCCTTACCAGCATCACCAGCCGCCGCAAAGATAATGGGGACGCCTAACGGAAATGTGCCATCAACTAAGAAATGCTGGACAGGCGCAGCACCACTAAAGCGTGAGATAAGAAGACTATCGTTAAGAAGGTTGATAGAACGGCGAGTGTTACCAACCCCATTTGAAATGAACTCATCTACGTTAAAACCTTCATCAATTGCATCTGCGGCATCCCACTTGGGAGGTTTAGCAGAAGGTGGTTGCAGTATTGTTACTGAGTTGGCATCAGCATCTAATGCTACTTCACGAACAATTTCTGCGAGCTTCCTGCCAGCATCGTCATTGTCAGGCCAAATAACAAGGTCTTTGCCTCGAAGCGGCGTGAAGTCGAACTTGTCGGCGTTCTTTCTTGTTAAAGCGCCAGCGCCGCCCAATGTACATGTAGCACTAATACCTGAATCAATCAAAGCTTGAGCGCACTTTTCTCCCTCTACCCATACGACCCGCTGTTCGTTTAATATGTTCGGGATATTGTATAAAGGGCGTACATCAGGTGCCTTTGGATAAGGCGAGCCGGGAACCCACGGACGGAACTCTTTCTTGCCGTCAATGTCGTAGCGCCGCACTGTAACCAACACCTCACCATCCCGACTGATATAGTCCCACTGCCCACTATGCTGTGTGTTTGCATCAATGCGAACTTTTTCTGTGGGCGGCGAGCTGGGAGGCGTTGGCAAATTGTTCAGGTTCAAGCCGCCATTCGGCATTTTCCAAGACGGCTCTCTTACAGGTCTTCGTGTATCTTCTGATATATATGAACCGAACATTTCTTTGATTTCTGGCAGCCGCATTCCGCGAGCCTCCATCAGAATCTTTACAATCCCCCCGATTCCGTCACCGCCATTAAAGTCTTGCCCTCGCATAAAGTGCGGACTGCTGGGGTTAATATCAATCTTTAAACTCTCACCAGCTTCCCCCGCCAGTGACCCGATATAGAAGTCATGCCCCCTAATTTTGCCATTGGGATATGTTTCCCTAAGAATATCTATCTGTACAGAGCGCGGAACTTGGTCGCTTATTTTTTGCACTAATTCGTGCGCGGTACTAGATTTAGTATTGTCAAAACGTATAACACTCATTATATTGTATCCTGAAGTCCGATTGTTTCCTTTTTCTGATTTCGTTCTCACTTAAAGGGGTCGCTTTCGAGCGGCCTCTTTTTCTATGACCAACAAGTTTGACGAAACTCACAAAATTTGCAAGCGAAATAATCTGAGTTAGCCGCCACCCTAGGCAGTATTTCTTTTGCCTTAGTTGCCTTTAGTATTTCCACACCTTTGTCGCTAACACGCTGGGCAAGCTCTCTGTCGAATGGAACAAGCTCAAAATATATTTCACTGGTATCTTTATTTAGCACCGTAAACAGCGCTGGGTTTTCGTTTAAATCCATATATGCTTGGTATAAGGCTATCTGCGCTGCATAGACAGGGTTTGCCTCCGCCACACCTTTACGAACAAATTCAGAGAACTTCCTGGTGTTTGCTGACTTACACTCCCACAACATAGGGTAGCTTACCGCCACTGGCCCCGAACATATTACGCCATCTATGTGTCCCTTTATCTGGTCATCAGCCACGGAAAACCCGAACTGCTTACCTTGAGAGTCGTGCGTTTTTAGCTCAAAGCCAGCATCTCTAATGTACTTAGCCATCAGGTCTTCTATAAAGTGCCCCATGTCAAATATACGCAGAGTACGAGCGTGGAACATCTTGTCCTCGTCAGGCTTAACTTGCATATATCTATACTGTACTTGACGAGCGCAAGCGTTGCCCAATGAAGAGCCGCCAAGATATGTTCGCTTTGGTTGCGCGTCATTCTGTTCGCATATGGCCCTATCTATTTCGTAAGATATTAGCTCTGTTGCATCAGAATGGAATTTCGTCATTGAATTCGTCAGAACTGGTGACACTCTGTTCAAATTCAAGAAGCCCTTGCTCGGTGAACTCATCTCGTATTTCCTTCATTTTTTGAAAATAAGCAACCATGCCTAAGACCTCTTCTTTTTCAAGGTCGCATAGTCGTCTGCCCCATCCTATGTCTTCAAAAAGACGCGCTGCATTTGAAAGCGTATCCTGCTCTTCTAACGCCTTTACTGTAGGATTATCTCGTCTGGTATTATTATGTTGCATAGGTTTTTGCCCTCCGCACCCTCCTGTTTTTTAGGGTTGGCAAAAGAGACTTGAAACAATTCATCGTCTCTTAAAACAAGGTTTGCCACCCCTGTCGTAAATTCAGTCATGTGCTCTTCTGTTACTTTTTCGATAAAACTTGCCATCTCATCTAGCACATCATCGTCATCTGCCGCATCACTAACCTTTAAAAAGCCGTTTATCTTTTTCATAGGCTTGTCTGGGAAGAATAAAACTACGTCAATTTCAACTCTCACGGCAGCTCTCCAGAGAACTGGCGCCAACAGATGCTCTGTTTTCTTTTCTATCTATATATCTGGTAGTAAGGTTTTCAGAAATGTTCGCATCTTCAAATGCGCCGTCAGGTAATATTGCATCCCATTCAGCCATCTTTCGCCTAGACTCCTCTTTCAATCTTTGCTGTACCAACTCTTCTCTAGGCATCTGATTTTCTCCTAACCAAGTCATCTAATGTAATTAAAAAGCCGCTGGCGGCGTTACTGTCGCCACCATTTATTACTTTGTTATTTTCATAAGCTACGTTGCATAGCTGCACAAGTCTATCTTTATCCACAATAATAATCGCCCCAGTGAGAAGCACGAAAGCCCAGAAGTCAGCCTGTGTTGTTGTTATGCCAGAGTTTCTTCCTCGACACGCATACTCAACAAACACTCTGCCCGTGCTGTGGGCTATCATATCGTGCTTTACTTCTATCTTTTTATTCTGTAGCAAGTCGCCCAAGAATTGTTCGGCTATCTGCCCAACAAGAAGGTCGTGACTAAAATCGTTATTATAATCCATATTATAACCTACTTTTTTCTTAATTCGTGCCGATAGTTTTCCCCAAAAATACAGTCACTTACGATTCGTCAATCATTCTCTTAATACATAATCCTATATTCATTGCCACCTGTGGCACAATAGCATTACCTAATCCTTTAATTCTGTCCACCCGATTGGGTACCCCATCAACCACTCTGTCCAAGCAGGGTTCAGTTTGCCACTGGGTTGCGCTGTTTCTTTCACCGCTGCACAAAGATATTTTCTGTCCTTCATGTGAGTATGCGACTTGCTCCCCACTGGGCCAGTATCTTTGTATTCCGATGCTCTCGGTGTCGGGAACATCGTCACTGTGTCTGCCAGATTCAAGCTGTGACTGCTCTTGCCGTCCTTCGATAACCTTCGTCCGTTCTCCGTCAGAGTAATATCCTTGTGATGTATTTCCTGAGTTGTTGGGGTCGGAAACATTTTTACTTGGTCTGCTAGGTTCGCCCCGAACTTCAGGTTGGGGTTCGTCTTGCTCACTCTGCGACCCTGCTCGTCCAACTGCCTTGGGCCGCCCGTCCCGTCTGAGGTTCGGGGTGTTGCCCACATCTTCGGCTCTTGCGCCTTGCTCCACATCTCTACTGTGTTCGGGTCTACTTGTTCCCTCAAGTTCGCTGGTCTGGTGCGCCCCTTCCTCGCCTGTGTCGCTTGCTTTAAAAGAGCCTCTGGCGACCTCTGCGGCAAGTGGTCCATCGTGTTCGGCGTAGCCCAATATCCAGATTCTGTCGCGTTTGTGGCGGGCGCCGACACCGCTAGCTGGCACAACAAACGGTTTGACGGTGTAACCTTCACTTTCCATTCCATTGAGTACGTTGTCCAAGCCCATAGAGATGTGTCCATAAACATTCTCGAAAACGGTAAAAGTCGGTCTTGTTTGTGCAACAATCCTAAGTATGTGCGGGAAGATGTGGCGAGGGTCTTCTTCGCCTCGCCTTTTCCCTGCGGCTGAGAAGGGCTGACAGGGGTATCCTGCGGTGAGGATTCCAATGGGTTCTGAAATAAATCTTCTTGGCTCATTTGCTATCTCCTTAACATCATCAGCGATAGGTACATTAGGAAAGTTCTGTGCAAGTAACTTTCTGCACCACGGTTCGATGTCACAAAAAAGGACGGGCTTTGATAAACCCGCCCATTTGAAACCGAGGGCAAAGCCCCCGATTCCAGAGCATAAATCAACATGCTTCAACATTACTTGTCCAACCGATATTCGTGTAGACGCTTGCGCTTGTTATACTCCTTGTCCAGAGCGTAACCAGCTTTACGGATACTCCACATTTCTGTGTGGATAGTTTTTTCTGTCTTGTTTAATTTCTTAGCCAGAGACAGAACGGAAAACTTACCCTTTCTTAAAAGGTTAAAAGTACCCATCGCATTGTTCGGAATTTTACTTGATGCTTCGTTGTTTTCTAAAATTGCCTCTAGCTCATCTAGTCTATCACGAATATCTTCAATCATTTTCTTTGCATTACGCATTTTATTGCCCTTCCTTTCGTTAAATAAGGTGGGTGGCTTTACGGCACTGGTGCCACCCAAACCAGCTAACGACCAACTAAGGATGCCGTTAGTGCGCCTTTATTATTTCGGGAAAAGCCAAGACCCCCAACCGACATGGCGAACTACAAGACTTTTCCCTAATCAATACCTGTTCAAGATACTTGAACTACAGTACCGACTATTTCTGTGCCCAAGCTGGTGTAACGCCGCTCTGAGCCTGTTGCGCTGGCATCTGTGCGTTCATAGCTTGTTGTACCTGTGGCGGCATAGGAGACAATGCTGGGGCAGCTGACGCGCTTCCAAAGCCATTTGGCGCAATGAAGTCCCCACTATCTGGTGACAAGAAAGTTTTGATTCTGTTCTTGTCTGCATATTGTGGGTCATTGCTCTTTTCAATGCCGATTACAAAGCAAACTTCCAAGCGCTGCAATTCTTCAACGCCATTGATTTGACGCTTTGCTTGCGCTTCTGGAGACATGTCATTTGCGTCCAGATTGTGACCACTGTTAAGGATTTTTCTAATGGTATCCAAACCAATCATCCGCGCTTTTGACACGCCAGTAGCTTCGTCAATAGCATCGCCATGAATAAAGATATTCTGCCATACTTTGCGCTTATCATACTGACCGCCAACAATAGTCATTTCGATTGGCATCCACACGGCGCTAGTATGTGCAGACTTTTTAAAGAACATCGCGCTCTGTGAAAACTCTGGCATCATTTGGTCGCCGCCTTGGAACATTAAAACGCCACGCGCAATAGTCCCATCTGGAATGAGTGTTAATGGTTCGTTGCTTCCGCTTGATACGGGTACTTCATTTAGATTAAGCATTGGTTTCGTCCTCTACTTTAACTTCATTAGGATTTACAAAATTCATCTGACGTTCAGCCTGTGGCTTCCCGCCTGACATTTTTTCTAGAAGCTTGCCTAGGTGGCTCTTCTAAAAGGTCTAGTCTACCAGACCTGTCCTTGGCAGGGTATCCCCACTGGTTCAGGGTCTGGCAAACAAAGGCTCGATAAGGCGTTCCGTTATCGTCAGGCATAATCGCCATTGTAATAACTTCATCGACAATTCCGGGCAATTCACGGCCTGTCTTTGAGCCTTCAATCTGAAGCTCATAGGTCTGCCGCCCGTAATCATCAACCTTCTCGTCAAGAATGCCCACAAAGATAACATTCTTGTCACGGATATGCTGAAGGTGAGATAGCCACCCCATCATCTCCCTGCCTTGCATACCGTATGCTGAACGAGTGTCTAGCTTGCCAGTACGTTCTGATTTGCACTCAGGTTGGTTCTGACAATGTGTAAAACACAAGCGTCCAGCCACGGTAATAGAGTCAACAAAGATAGTATCATACTTAGATAATGTCTCTGTTGGGTCGCCATATGTCTGACAAACATATTCGTAATGTGCCTGACTATATGTGGCTTCTTCACCCAATGATGGGTTTGGGCCGCCTAAGAATACTGCGAAGTCGCGGCACTCTTGCCAAGTTCGCGGACGGATAACGTCAATGGCTACGCCTTCGATAGCCGCATCCCCCGCTTCCAAGTCCATAAACAATGTCTTGGATGGGTCTAGGGTACGGGCAAGAGAAGTCTTGCCCACACCTGATTGACCACAAACAACCATCTTGTGGCCTTTCTTTTCTTTGAGCCTTTGCTCGGCTGTAATGATATTAAGCATTATCATCCCTCTCTAAATCAACACTAACGCCTTGCAAGAATACAGTACGAGCCTCGCTCAGAGCGGCTTTAATCTCTGGCGGTGCTGCATTGAATTTAGCTTCGGGGATAGTGTATTTGACTTGTGCGTAATGACGCGCAGTATCTTCATCCATGCTGTTAAGCACTTTGATGAGCATACCAGGCTCCCATTCTACACGCTTGCGGATATTAACCTTGACCTTATATTCACCATCGTTAACAGTGACGCTGCCAAAGTCTTTCCCTTCTTGGCGGAGCTTATCTTGTGCCCTTTCAAGATACCTTGATTCGATTTCGCTCTTAATGAGCTTAACCTTTTCTTGTGCTTCCAAAATTGTCTTCTCAAGCTCTTGCTTAAAGATATCAAGTTCAGACAATGATGAGGAAGACACTGATAACATATCAGTCATTATGACCTCCTTAGTTGTTTATCGTTAAACACAATCTAGGAAATCTTTTTCTGCATTGCAAGTATTATTTTTTAGAAATTTTTATATCAATGCCATTTACCGCCAGCATTAGTTTCTTTTTTAGGCGGAAAACATCAGTTTCTACGCCCTTGGCATCTTCTACAATAAATTCATCTACACCGTCTTTATTTGGCTTGTAGTAGGTGTAGTCAGCTATGTAGGCGCAGATTTTTTGCCCATCAATAACAATGTTAAAGCGCACTTGTCTGTCTAAGTCTCGTATCTCGTTATTCTCTTGCATCTTCCACAATTGACCGTAGCGTTCTGCCTCCCACTTGCTGTCAAACTTCATTCCCATAAACTCTGTCTTTTTTGCGCCGAACTTGTTTTTCTGGTAGAATCTCTTATTATATGGCATTATATGGTTCCCTCGGAGGTTGATATGGCGGACACATCTAAATGGAAAAGTGTAGGTATAGACATTAGCACCTACAATAAATTACGCAAGATTTGTGATGCTGAAGATAGAAATATTCGCCAGCAAATAACAAGAATGGTTAACCAAGAATACAAATCAGTAGTCGGCAAAGAATATGACACTATGGGCATTGGCTCAGTTGGACAAAAAAATATGGTCTAAGCAATACTGCAAAGACCGCTGCTCCAAATCATCTTTAATAAATTTTGCAGGCGATATGCGTTTTGTAACCTGACCTTTTAGGCACTCTACTGGTTTAAACAAAACACGCTCTGGCTCTACCGCAACAAAGGCTATTATATCGCATTGTTGTTTTGTTAGTGGCTTTTTCTTGCCGCTATGAGATGTGGCGAACTGATAGCCCATATGCGAGGCTTGTGCTCCGCCTCTGCCTTTTAAAATGCTAGATTTAACTTGAACGCGCAGAAAAACATCTTGCCAATTAATAATTATATCAACCGTATCTAGGTTGACTATTTGGCAAGAGTAGCCAAGCTTCATCAAGCGAACCATACATATATGTTCGCCTAGCTTGCCAGCCTCGAAAGGATTTAACATCTTCCCCCCGTTGGAAGTGTGAAATTTATTTCTTGACAATATAGATTTAGTATGACCTAAATATTAATATCTAGCAACTTTTTGGGGAGATATCCCATGATACAAGAAGGTGACGGAAATATGGCAAGGTTCATATCATATGGACAATGCCCAAAGTGTGAAAGCGAAATGGACTTTAAGTCTGACGGTCTTGAAGAGGATTTTATGGTTTGCCCTGTATGCAAGCTGGAGATGCTAACCCCAAGACATAATGAATTGGAAATTTTGGTAGAATTGGAATAGTTATGTATACAGCAGTTATTGTTGTATGCGCTGTTGTTGGTAGTGGCTACGGCAATCATTGTTTTGAGTTAAGAGACAATTGGGGACCGTATATGTTGTTATCGGAATGCAAGGCGCGTACAATTCAAATGTCAAAATCAAGCGTGAATATTTTTAGCGACCATAAGTTTCCTTATGAAGCTAAAAGCTGGCGGTGTGATTATGATGCTGACGGCGCGGCCTGACAGGTTTCGCCTTGGCAGCAATCATCTATGATGCAGTCACAGTTAACACACTGCGTATGACCATGAACATACACTGTCTTTAGTGGCTCACTACAACGTGGGCAACGGCGGCAATGTTTTTTTATTGGTGCGGAACCTGTGGTTGCACTAATTTTTGGAATCATCTGCTAATGCTCTCATGCGCGTTACTAAACGCCGTGCGCGGTTCGGGACTTGCGTATACCACTTGGAATCTACCATCTGGTCGGCTGCTTCGTTCCAATCCCGCGCATCTACACCAGCCTTCATGCCAACAAACTTTGACAGGCGAGGGTAGCCAAGGTTAAACATCATGTTCGCAATGATAAGCTGGCACTCTTCTGGCAAGTCTCTCCAATCTGG